CGCATTGGCGCACTGGTCGCCAGTTGGTGCTCGTGAATGATTTCGGTAATCGTGGTAGTTTTCATGGTTAGTTCGACTCCTGTTTGAATGCTAGTTGCTGGTTGAAATAGCGCGTAAAGCGCCTGGCTGATTCGAAGCAGAACGCTATCGCCAGCGCATACAACGAGTCGTTTGGACCGGAATCCAGCGACAGCAAGAACCTGAAGACATAGCCCAAGACGACAAACGCGCCGACGAAAATTCCGACCGACCGGAGTTTTCGAAGTTTTCGAAAGCGACCGTCGCAGGCGCCACTGCCGAGCCAGCCAGTACTGCCGCTGCTTTCTGGCAGCCAGTTGCCTATGACCAGCTCAGCGTAAGTTAGTTCTTTCCGGCGAGTTAGCTTGTTCTCGTCTCGTGTTCTCATGTGTGTCATACTCGTGTTCTCCTGTTCGGATTGTTGATACGCGAAAAGCTCCAGCAGATTTGCGCTGCTGGAGCTTTTACGTGCTCTTAACTTGCTAGAAATCCTTCTCCGGCGCGTCATAAGCTGATGCAGTGCGAGTTGCAGGCGTTGCACGCTCAGCGAGTTTCTCAGCAGGTGTCTCAGGCGTCAGTTGGAGTGAGACTGCTTCGGGTTCCAGCTTGTACGCTGCGCCGTCGACCAGATCGACTGCCCACCAGAGCCAAGCGAAACAGTTGAGAAAAGACACAGCTGAGAGCGACGAATGGAGCTGCGCAGTCTGCTGGTGATAGCCGGGCTTGGTCGCAACTACTTGATATTCGCGGTCGCGAGACAAGCTGACTTCAGTCGGCGTGATGTACGTCTCGCCGCCAACCGCTACGCTTGCTCCAGGCGGGTCAGTTGTAATCGGAACTGTCTCATGTGTACCGTGGATCAACGTCGCGCAGCTCGTCGCGCTAAGAAATGCGACTGTGAGCAGCGTCGATAATAGTCGTCGGATAATGTGATGGTTCATTTTTGTTTTCCTCGCTTTGTGGTTTGGTTGTTGAAAAGTTGAAAGCTCCAGCAGGTTCGAGCTGCTAGAGCTTTCGCGTGCGCTACGCTGCGCGTCGTGCTTTGCGCAGCGCGGTGTAGCACTTCGAGCACTGACGCTCGTGTTTCCGGATCGCAGACGCAGCAGTCACGACATTGCTACAAGTTGCACACAGCATCTCGCCAGCAGCGTTGTACGCATCCGGATCGTTCTCACGACTGCCAGCGTACACGACGCCAGACTTGCCAGTGCGAGCGAACAGCAAGCGATCTTTGCCAGTGCGCTCGACGACTGGCGCAGTCTGTTTCTTGCTGCTGCGCTTGGTCGACTTGACCGGCTTCTGGTCGCGCTGCTGGTGCGCGTCGTCGAGCTGCTTGACCAGTTTCTTGCCACGCTTGGCTGCTGCACTGATCGTTTTGTTCAACTCGCCAGCGACGAAATCTTTGACGACTGGCTCGACGATGCCAGAGCGCTCAGCGCGCTTCGTGAGCTGTGCAAGCATGGTTTCACGCTTGGTCGACTTGCTGCTTTTCTTGCTTTTCTTGCTTTTCATCTTTCCGTTTTCCCAGTGGTTTGCTTTCTGTTTGAGTAAGTGCAGACAGTTGACTCCGAGACAGACTGGACAGTCGGCGCGCTTCTCGTCGTGTCCGCCGTCGAGATGCTCATTCTCGACTCCTGCCGACTCGAAGCAGACTTCACAAGTGCCGCCATCGAAGTCTTTCGCTTCGCAAAGCTCGCTGTGCGTGAGCTTCTGACAGCATCGGCAACGCATCAGCTTGTTGTAACTTTTCTTAAATTTCGCCATCCAAATCTCCTGTCAGGTAATTGCTGACTGTCATCAATATAACCAAAGCGCTTTGGATATGCAACACGGAAAGTGGTGCGTTTGTAACTTATTTGCGGTTGAGACGCGCTATATGCGCCAGTGCTCGGCAGACGCTCTAGGATCGATTCTGGCTGAAAAGACGCATGGTCATGCGTCTTTACTGCTGAAACGCGCTCAGATTGGCTCTGCGAGCCAAAAAAAACGCTCTCTGCTGTGACCAGAGAGCGTGTTTTTGAGAGACGATTTACAGTTTGTCAGCTGCGACAGCACGCTTTGGCTTCGTCTTTGTCGAGATAGTCAGTCTCGCACTCGCCGCAGCGCCAGACTTCCTGATAAGTTGGCTCGTCTTCGCCAATGCAATCATTGTCGTTGTCTTTGTCGTACAGATAGACTTGTGCTGTCTGTGGCTCTTCGAGAGTATAATGCAAGTCGTCAGCTCCATCGCTTACTTCATTGACTCGCCACGCATCTGACGTTTCCAGCTTTTCATCATGCGCATGAATCGCGTTACAGACTGGACACTCGAAGCCAAATTTTGTCACTCGTTTAGCTCGCACTTTCACTTTTCTCCTTGGTCAGTCTAGATAGCTGACCAGCGCATTATAACCAAAGCGCTTTGGATTATGCAAAGCAGGTCTTACTCCCGACAGCTCGATAAGTCTAATTGCCTGGCCCAGATATGAGATTCCAGACAGTCAGGAGCGTGGAACAAGCGACGACAATACGGGCACTTGCGACACTGGCACGCTTGCGCGCATTGGTGCTGGCAGAGACAACAGCGCTCGCGACTGACGCTGAGCCAGCCAGTCAGCGTCAGTCCGATTATAAACGGCGTCATCCAGAGCCAGAATTGCCAGTTGGTCATGTCATAAGCGCTGGCGAACGGGACTGTCCAAAATGAAGCAGCGAACGCGAGCGCGATCAAGCATTTGATTGCGAGCTTCATAAGCGTCACTGGCACCTCTGCGCGAGCAGCAGTTGCAGCGACGCGACTGTCACTTGCGCACTGTGCAGCTGGCGCTGCTGACGTTGGATCGTCGCGTTCTCAGCCAGCACCATCACTGACAGCAGCAGCGCGGCCAGCCAGCCCAACCAGCCAAATAGCGCACTCATTTGAGATGCGCCAGAATGAAAGTGCAGAGCGCGACCAGTGCCAGTGTGAAAGTCGCACTCGCGCCAGCGACGATTGCCATCGCTTTCCAAGGTTCCCATTCAGCCAACGATTTTTTGTAATGTGTGTCTGCCATAAGATTCTCAATGCGCGCGGTGCGCTCGTCGTCGTCCGTGTAACTCGTCATGGGTTTTCGTGTCCAATGCAATGGGGAAACGCAGCAAGTAGCTCATAACGCGGACAGCGTCGCGCGGGTCGATGTCTTGGCTGAGCAGCACGTCTGACAGCCAGTCGCGCAAAGCCGGTTCCAGCTCCAACGCGATGCGCTTGATTTCTGCTACGCTCATGCGCGTTTCGAGATGCAGTTTCTTCATCCAGTCGCTCTCCTTTCAGCCCTTGTGTTTGCGTTTGCGCTTTGGCAGCTGGAGCTGCTGTTTGAGTTTTTTTTGCTGTGCCAGCAGCTCCAGCGCGATGCGCTCTTCTTTGGCGCGCTGTTCGAGCAAATCGAGCATGTGGTGCTCGCGACAATCGCGATGAAACACTCGCTGACAGTGAATGCAGCTGTTGCCAGGCGACGGCGGCCCGCAGGTCTTGCCACAATACCCACAATAATAATGTAGTCGTCGCGCCATTCTCTAAGCTCCAGCTGCAATCAAATATCAAACAGAAGCAATAAATCAAAACCAAAACGCTTGGGGCTGAGCGCGCGAGTTGCTGCGCTGGTCCATGCGCTTAATCGTCACTTATGCTATAAGCGAGCTTGCCATGCGCCGTGCGTCGTTTTATCTGCTGTTGCTGTGGCTTAATGGCTGCGGCGATAGCACTGGCATTGGCTATCACTCGCATACGCTGGTCATCGGCCCCGCCGCTGGCTCGCGCTTGTTGCTGGAGCTTGACGAGCCGTCAGCTTCAGCGACGCTGACGCCAACTGCGACGCCGACGCCAAACGCTCGACTGCCATTCGACGACGAGCACGGCGCGGACGACGATTGACAGCACTCAGGAAATCCGCTTAACTCTCTCGGACCAGCGCACCAACAAAAAATCAGCGCTGTCTGTAGGCGCGGCCAGATTCTCGCGGACGCTTTCTGAAGCGTGACCAAATCCGGCTGCTGCGATAGCTGCCAGCTGGCTTTCTCAGGTCGGCTCTAGAGCTGTCGGTACTCGAAAAGGGTTTCAACTCTTTTCGGGCCGGAAGCTTTGTCAGAGTCGGCCTTTTTTTATTCGCTCATAACTTCAACTGCTCCCGGCCCGGATTCACACGGGAGGGTCGAGCACAGTGGAGCTTATCGAGCTGAACGAGCAGCGCTTGAATCTGATCGGGCAGGCGCAAGATTTAAATCAGCGAGCTGAAAAGGAAAAGCGCAATCTGACGTCTGAAGAAGACGCCAATTATCTGCGCTATATCAACGATGCGCGTGACTTAAAGAAGCGCATTGATCGCCAGCTGGAGCTGCGCGAGTTGGATCGCGAAGCAGCAGCGGCAGAAGCAGCGCGCTCGCGTCCCGGCGAAGCAGTCGAGCGCGCTCGCAGTGATGCTGTCGAGATGGTCCGCGACTTTCGCGGGCTGTGGATTCGCGACGTCTATCGCAGCCGCTTTCAAGCGGGGCGACTGGTCGAACACGGACTGGCGACCAAAGAGCAGCGCCGTCGTCTGTCGGCCATCGAGACTGCATTCGCGACTTATGGCTCTGAGATGCAGCGCGCCAACGACGCCTGGTGGCGGGCATTCGCACTGGGGCCGCGCGAGCTGACGCCAGAAGAGCGCTCGCTGGTCGAACGGCGCGACTTGATGATGGGCTCTGATCCGGCTGGCGGTTTCACCGTCCCACCCGAACAATTCCAAGCGACATTGATTCGCAAAATCGACGACAACGTTGTGATGCGCAAGTATGCGACCAAAGTCGTCGTCGTCAAAGCACAGGATCTCGGCGTCCCGACGCTCGAGGACAATCCGGCTGATGCTGACTGGACCAGCGAGCTGGCGACCGGCTCAGCCGACACCGCGATGGATTTTGGCAAGCGCGTATTCGCGCCGCATCCACTCGCGAAACAAATCAGAGTCAGCAAGAAACTGCTGCGCGCCAGTGCGCTCGACATCAGCGGTTTGATTGCTGATCGCTTCGCTTACAAATTCGGCGTGACTGAAGAGAAAGCGTTTCTGCTCGGCAACGGCGGGCAACAGCCGCTCGGGGTCTTCGTCGCCAGCTCGCAAGGCATCTCGACTGCGCGTGACGTCAGCACCGGCAATACTACGACTGCCATCTCAGCTGACAACTTGCGCAAAGTGAAATACTCACTCAAAGCACCGTATCGCGCCAGCGCACAGTGGATCATGCATCGTGACGTGATCGCGCAAGTGAGTCTGCTCAAAGACTCAGTCGGCCAATATCTCTGGCGTGACGGTATCCAGCTCGGTGACCCTGACATGCTGCTAGGTATGCCGGTCAACGAGAGTGAGTTTGCGCCCAATACATTCACGACCGGCCAGTATGTCGGCATACTCGGTGATTTTAGCCGTTACTGGATTGCTGACGCGCTCGACATGACCATGCAGCGCCTGGTTGAGCTGTACGCAGCCAGCAACCAGGAAGGTTTCATCATGAGACAAGAGCTGGATGGGATGCCGGTGCTCGAAGAGGCGTTTGTGCGAGTGCAGTTAGCATAACTGCTGGAGCAAAAGTGACATGCAAAATCTCGGCAAAAATTGTCAAGTCGCGTCAGTCATGAACGCGCAAACTGCTGGCTCGACTGCGGTTGACGGTACCAGCATCGACATGACTGCGTATGATGGCGTGATGTTTGTCGCGTCAGTCGGCGCGCTGACTGCCACGCAAGTGACTACTCTGCAAGCCAAAGGCTCGAACGACAACACGACTTTCAACCCGTTTACGACTAATGCGCAGACGCTCGCGATGGCTGATGCTGACAGTAACAAGCTGCTGGTGCTGGACATCTTTCGGCCGATGACGCGCTTTGTGCGCCCGACCATCAATCGCGGCACCGCCAATGCAGTGATCAACTGCGTGATCGCGATTCTCTACAACGCTGACAAGCTGCCAAGCACCGACGCGACGTCAGTCTCGCAGCACGCGACGTTTGTCTCGCCGTAACGAGGGCTAAAGTCATGCGCACGCCGCTCAAATTATTTTACCCAGTTGCGTTTGTTGGCAGTAACGGCGCCGGCACTTGCACTGCGACTGGCGTCGCGCAAGGCGACCAGATTGCAGTGATCATCGGCGCGCCGACTGCTGGCGGGGCGCTGGTCGCAGCCAAAGCTGGCGTCGACTTCGAGTCATTCGCCAGCAATGCGAATCAAATCAAGCAGCTGTCTGCGACCAATTTCAGCGCGTCGACGCTGATCGCGCTCTGCGTGCCGAACGCGCTCTGAAGAGGGCCAACTATGAAAATTCGCATCAATACCATCATGGCGCACCCGACACTTGGCACAGCAGAGCCGGGTACGATTCTCGACGTGCCAGAAGCCGACGCGCAGCCGTTGCTCGATAGCAAAGTCGCTGAGCGCGTCGAGCCAGTCAAGAAAACAGAGCGCATGGAAACCGCCAAGCTCGACGACGACGACCACGAGAACGCGATGCAAGCGTCGCATTATCGTAGTGGCAAGCCGCCAGTGCGCTAGCAGTGAGCTGAAGCAATGGCGCTAGTCACAGTGACGCGCTCGAATGTGATGCTGGTTTCGCTCGCGGATCTAAAGACGCATCTGCGAGTCGATGCATCATTCGATGACGACTACATCACGAGTGCGTATTGGGCTGCGCTGTTCGATGCTGAGAATTTCTGTCATCGCGCGCTCGTGCCGCAGACTTATCAGCTGGTGCTCGATTATTTTCCCGGCTATACCGCGCTGAATCTCGGTATCACTGCGCCAGGCTACACCCAGACATTCTCGACGGAAGTGTATTTCAGCGGCCAAGCCATGATCTTGCCACGGCCACGGCTTCAGCAAGTCGACTTCATCAAGTACATCGATCAGTTTGGCGTCGAGCAAACGCTCGACCCCGCGGTTTATGTCGTCGACAAGCTGAGCGAGCCAGCGCGCATTGCACCGATGCCAAATGAAGCATGGCCGCCAGTGCTTATCTCAGTTAGCGGCCCAGTGATGAATGCCGTCACTGTGCAGTATCAAGCTGGCTATACGCTGGCGCTGACGCTGCCGGATAACGTGACGCCAGACGAAAACGCGATTCGCGCAGCAGTGCCGACGACCATTCTGCACGCGCTCAAGATGATGGTCACGCAGCTCTACGAAGTGCGCGGCCCCGTGTTGGCTGGTCCGCGCGTCGACGCCATCGAAATTCCAATCGGGCTTGAACGGCTGCTGTATTCGCAAAAGGTGCTGTACGCAGCATGAGTACCGGCATCGAAGTACTGAATCCCGGCGAGCTGCGCCGTCGCATCACGTTTCAGTCGTTCTCGCGCGAGCAAGACGAGATGGGCGGCTTCGTCGAAGAGTGGACAGACGTGCTCTCGTGCTGGGCGAAGATTGATCCAAGAGTCGGGCGGGAAGCATTCGCAGCTGACCAGTACAACGCAGCGCTGATCACTGAAATCACGATTCGCTGGCAGCCAGGGCTCGACGAGTCAATGCGCATACTCGACGAGTACCAGCAGCAATATGACATCAAGTATTTGAGTGACGTCGAGATGCGCCATCAGCTGCTCGTGATTGGCACAGTCAAGTTGCCAGCTGACAGGAATGCAGCGTTATGAGCGTGACGATTGAATTGACGGGCGGCGAACAGCTTACAGACTATCTGGTCGAGCTGCCAGAGAAAATGATGGAGCGCGTCGTGCGCCGCAGTTTGTACGCTGGCATCTCCAAGATTCAAGACGAAGCGCGCAAAGACGCGCCAGTGCTGGCTGTGGCAGGGCAGGGTCCACATTATCCCGGCGAGTTGCGCGACAACATTCGCGTCTCGACTGGACGGCGCGGCGACGTCATGCGCGCTCGCTGTGGGATCACGCCAGAAGCGTTCTACGGTCGCTTTCTGGAATTCGGCACGCGCCACGCCCCCGCGTACCCGTTCATGCGCCCCGCAGCCGATGCAGCCAGTGGCGCAGCAGCGCAACAAGTGATCGACACGGCGACTGAGAATTGCCGCACTGAACTGGGTACGGCAGCGACATGATCGAGTCAGCGATTTTCAAGCTGTTGAATGAAGATGCGGGCGTGCAAGCGACGATTAATGGCGGGATTTGGCCGGTGCTGATGCCAGAATTCACTGAGTATCCAGCGATTAGCTATATCGTGGTCGACTCGCCGCCAGTGCAGAGCTTGGGCGAGCCGGTTGGCTTGGCCCATCCGCGCTTTCAAATCAATGCGTGGGCCAACAGTTATCTCGAAGTCAAGCAAGTAACTGACGCAGTGCGGCTGTGTCTTGATGGTTATCGCGGCGCAGTCAGCACTGACAGTGGCGTGGTCAACATCTGCGGCATCGTCTTCGAAGACGACCGCGACGCTTACGAGAAAGACACGCGCACGTTTCAAGCGAGTCGCGACTTTATCGTTTGGTATCAGCTCTAGTAGGGAGGGAAACAAATGGCAGCAGCAGTGCCAGGAGCAGCAGGCGCAGCGCCACGCACGACGACGCCAGCACAGAAGTACGCAGGGTTGGGCTCAGCGCTGATGCACGGCGACGGCGCAGCGCCCACCGAAGCGTTTACCGTAGTCCCGAGCGTCAAGACGCTAGGCGGACCCAAGACTGACAGCACCCAAATCGACACGACCACGCTCGACACGCTTGGCGGCTATGAGACGTTTGTGATGGGGCTGCTGAAGCCGGGCACGCTCGACTTTGAAGTCGTTTGGGACCCTGCTGACGTGACGCAGAGCGCAGTACGCGCTGACTTTGCGTCACGCACGCTGCGCAACTGGCAAATCGTCTGGCCCGACGTTGGCTCAACGACTTTCTCGTTTGCAGCTTACGTCAAGTCGTGGGAAACTGCGGCTGCTCCCAACACCGACATGACCATGAAAATGGTCTTGCAGCTCAGCGGGCCGATCACTGAATCCACTGGCCCTTAAACCAGTCGCGGAGAGCCAGCAGCAGAATGCTTGTGGATGTTCTCATCGGACTGACGAGTTATTTGTTGCTGGTCTTCGTACTGGTGGGGTTGTTGTGGCCGCCGCATAACTAGGAGGGGACCAAGTGTCGACACATAGTAACGGGACATACTTGACGCGCGAGCTGGCGATCACTGCTGACGATATCCAGCGCATCGATGTCTCAGTGCCAGAGTGGGGCGGGGTGATCGCTGTGCGCGTGATGACTGCCCTAGAGCGCGAGCAATACGAAACCATGCTGAACGAGCAGCAGAAGCGTGGCGAGACGTTGAACATTCGCGCGTCGCTGGTCGCGTGGTGCGCAGTCGACGCGCATGGCAAGCGCTTGTTCAGCGCCGACGATATCGCTGCGCTGTCGACCAAATCAGCTGTTGCAGTGAATCGGCTGTTCGACGCTGCGCGCATACTCAATGCGATGACCAGCGACGAAGCCAACGACATGAAAAAAAACTCCGCGCCAATTTCCAACGGCGTTTCAGCTTCAGACTAGCGCTCGCGCTGGGCATGACGCGCGCTGAATTGATGCGGCGCATGGACAGCCGCGAATTCGTCGAGTGGCAGCTGTACTACGCATTAGAGCCGTTTGGCGCTGAGCGCGACGCAGCGCACGCCGCGATTGTCGCGTCGACGGTGGCGAATTACAGCGGCTTCGCCAAAGAACCGACGCAGCCGAAAGATTTCATCGCGCGCTATGACAGAGTGGATGAAAGTGAGATGACGCCAGCACAACAGCACGAGCTGCAAGCCAAGCGCGAGCACGACTTGTATGAGGGTCTGCACGCGCTGGCGCAGCGCTCGAAGCCAGCAGGGTCGTAGCTATGGCGACGATTGCTGATCTAGTCGTCAACCTCAGCGCGAATATCGCAGAATTCAAGACCTCGATGAACGAGGCCAAGTCGTCGATTACCGACTTGCGCGACACTATCGTCGACACGTCGCACGCAGTCGCAGAATTTCTGGCTGTGCGCGAAGTAATCAGTTTCTTCAGAGAAGCGACCAACGCGACGCTGGAATGGGCGCACAGCATTGACGAGCTGTCATCCAAGACGGGTCTAACGGCGCAAGCAGCGTCCGATTTGGCAGCGAGCGCTCGCGAGCAGGGCGTGTCGCTGCAACAGCTCGACGGCTTTCTCGATGCGATCACTCGTCGCATCGTGACCAAGCCAGCAGAATTCAAAGCGTTTGGCATCGCGATTCACGACACTGTAACTGGCGGCTTGCTGCCGATGACAGTCATTGGCGACCGCGTATTAAAGACGCTTGGCGAATATATCGAGGGCAGTAATCGCGCAGCGGCTGCGACGGCGTTACTTGGCCGACAGGGACCAGAAATAGTTGCCAACTGGGAAGCGCTCAGCAAAGCGTTCGACGCCAAGAATCTCAAAGAAGCTGGCGATTATATCCGCGCGCTAGGGCTGGAAATCGATGCCAGCGGGATCGCCAAAGCCAAAGAGTGGGCCAAAGCAGAAGAGGATTTAAGACTTGCGTTTCTGGCAATCGAGAACCAAGTCGGCCAAGCGCTCTTGCCAGTCTTGAAAGATTTCGCTGACTGGATCAAAGAACACGCGAAAGATTACGACATTCAGCGCTGGTTTCTCGAATTCGCTCGGGTAACGCTGGAGCTGGCGAAAGCCATCATCGAGCTGACTCAATTTCTGATTGAACTAAAAGAATCGGGCTTCGGGCAGCTTTACAGCACAATTTCACGAGTCGTCGATGGGATGGAGGTCGGCTCGACCAAAATCCACAATTACCTGGTGGCAATGTCAGGGGTGGGACACACCGTTGCGACCAGTGCAGCGGCTGGCGCAGCCGGGGCGCACAGTGCAACTGGAGCATTAGACGAATTAACGGCGTCAATCGACAAGCAGCTGGCGCATTTGGGCGAACATACCGCCACCGTCGACAAAGCCAACAAGGGAACCAAGACTTACAGCGACTCACTCAACGTCGCTGGTGGCAACGCGATCACGACAGCTGATCGTTTTGAAAAGTTAAAGCTGAAGCTGACCAACGAGATTGACGCGCAGCAGCGCTTGGCAGTTGCAGTAACGCAGGGCAGCGTCGCGACCAAAGCAGCCAACACCGAGAACCAAATCGCCACTAACCTTTTCACGCTCTATAACGAGAAAACTGGCGAAGCCGTCAGCCGCCAGAGCGCGATGGGTCAAGCAGTCGACACGTTGACGCGCAGACTCGCTGAGCAACAAACTGCCGTCGCGACCAATACTGCGATGGCTGATCTCGGCAATCAGATTGCTGACCAGCAACAGCTGGCTGATGCGGCGCTGCACGGCGTCGCGGCGACGCAAGCTGCGACGACAGCGATCAGGGCGGAAGTTGAGATTCGTCGTCTGGCAATCGACACGCACAGCGCCAACGCTGACAAGATTCGCGAAGAGTACCAAGCGCTCGACCAGCTGACGAAGCTGACCACGACTGAAAGTGATTACAACACGCTGCAACGACAAGTCGATCAACAGAAACAGCTGGTAGGCGCTTACAGTGAGAGCACGCGCGCTGGCAAAGACTTGGCGGCGCAATTCGAGATTCAGAACAAGCTGGCTGAGCTCGGCATTCCACTGACCCGTGAGTGGGGCCAGAAATATCTGGAAATGGCAGCTGATGCGTCGCGCACCAAAGATCAGCTCGACCAGATGAAGAAACAGGCGTCAGAGAATGACCAAGCGTTCTCGTCAATGATCGACGCGACGTCGAAATTTGGCGAAGACGTCGTCGGCGCGTTTGAAAACGGCAAGAATGCGTCGAAGTCGTTCAAGCAGCAGGTGATCGATGACTTCAAGACCATGATCGATCAGATTGAGCACGACCTGTTGAAACTCCTGGTCTTTGACAAAATCAAGGCTGCGCTGGAGAACGCTGTCAACGGGACTGGACAGGGCGGCAGTGCTGGCACGGGTGGCAGTGGCGGCTTGTTTGGCGGCTTATTCGGTGGCGGTTCAACTTCGTCGTCAGACATTCAGACAGCTTCGCAGCAAACGAATATGCCGTCATCAGCGTTCGCTGGTTCGAGCTATGCGGGCGGCGGCAGTGGTCTACTCGGCTGGCTTGGCAGCTTGTTCGGTGGCGGTGGTGGCGGCGCTGCTAGTGGCGCAGCGACAGCTGGAGTAGCAGAGAGTTTCGCTGAGGGCGGAATGGTCTGGGGTCCGCGTGATGTCGTGCCGATTCTGGCGCATCGTGGCGAACAAATCATTCCAGCTAATCAAGTGGGGCGGCGCGGAATGTCGATCACGCAGAATTTCATGATTTCGACGCCCGACGCGAATTCGTTTCGCGCAGCGCACAGCCATATCGCAGCTGACGCCAATCGCGCTGCGATGGCAGCTGCGCGCCGTAGCTGAGCAAATGCCACAGCGTACTGCCAAGCCCTGCGCTCGTCCAAGCTGCTCAGCCGTCGTGCTGACTGGGCGCTATTGTGCAGCGCATCGCGTCAATTTCGAGCTGCGCCCCAACTCGCGAGCGCGCGGTTACGATCAGCACTGGCGACGCTTGCGACTCTGGCTGCTGTCGCGCGAGCCGCTGTGTCGTCGATGCAGCGCGCTTGGACTGACTGTCGCTGCGACTGACGTCGACCATATCAAGCCATTGGCTGCTGGCGGCACGCATCAGACCAGCAATCTTCAGCCACTCTGTCATCGCTGTCACTCTGAGAAGACCGCGCGAGAAGATGGCGGCTTCGGCTTCAAGAGCATAAGCAACAATGGCAAGCGCGTTTGACGAAATCCAATTCCCGCCGTCAATTTCGTTTGGCGCGACTGGCGGACCAAGATTCTCGACTGACGTGCTGATCTTGTCGAGCGGTTACGAAGCGCGCAATCAAAACTGGGCAGCTGCGCGAGCGCAATATGACATCTCGACCGGCATCAAGACCAAAGCAGATATGGATGCAGTGATCGCGTTCTTTTATGCGCGGGCTGGTCGCGCTCGAGGGTTTCGCTACAAAGACTGGAAAGACTTTCAAGCGCGAGCGCAGCCGTTGCTGAGTCTCGGCAGTAATCATTATCAGCTGGCGAAAAGTTACAGCTCGGGCGCGCAGACTTATCTGCGCACGATTGCCAAGCCAGTCTCAGCGACAGTGGTCTGTTACGTTGGCACGACGCCGACTGTGCCAAGCGCGATTGACTATACGACTGGCATCGTCACGTCGAGCGCAGCGCTGACGTCAGCTGACTTCGATTTTGACGTGCCAGTGCGTTTCGATACTGACCAGCTCGACGTCGAGATAACTGATTTCGCCACGCTCGAATTCGCGTCGATTGTACGCAAAATCCCGCTGGTTGAGGTGCGCATCGCATGAAGACTGTGCCAAGCGCGCTTGCCAGCCATCTCAGCAGTGAGCTGACGACTACTACCACGCTCTGGTTGATCACGCGGCGCGACGGTCAGCAATTTGCGTTCACCGAGCACGATCAGCCGTTGACTGTCGGTGCGATCACATACCAGCCAGGAGCGTCTTATCAAGCCACAGCGATTCGCACTGCTGACGGGATGAAACTCGACACGCTCGACGCGAAAGGCGTGTTCGATTCAGCGGCGATCACTGACGCTGATTTGCAAGCGCATCTGTATGACGGCGCGACTGTGGTCATCTCGCTGGTCAACTGGGCGTCGCCCAGCGATGGCGCAGTGCTGTTGCGTCAGGGCACGATTGGCACAGTCACGCGCAAACAGAACACTTATCAAGCTGAGCTGCGCGGCATGACAGCCAAGCTGCATAACGTGATTGGCGAGACTTTCCAGCCCGGTTGTCGCGCTGATCTGGGCGATGCGCGCTGTAAGGTCGACTTGAGGCCACTGACGCAGACTGGCGCGGTCGCTGGCGTGATTGACCAATGGAGCTTGCAAAGCAGTGGCATCAGTGGCGCGGGGCCAAGCGTCATGAGCTACACTGCGACGACCATCTCGCTCGAAAAGCCGCATTTCATTCGCGACTCGGCCGATGGCTTTCTCACCGCGCCGCACGTCTTTCATCTCGGAGATGCAGTCGAGATTTCAGGGACGCTCTACAATAACACGACGCATGGAATTCGCGGGGCTGTCTATGCTGGCGAGTTGATCACTGTCGCCAATGTCACGCCAGAGAAAGCTGGCAACTCGATCACGCTGGCAGTGACAACGCCGGGTTATTTCGATTTTGGCCTGATCAAGTGGACCAGCGGAGCGAATAACGGGCTGACGATGGATGTCAAGTCGTGGGACGGCACGAATCTGCTGAAGCTCGTGCTGCCGATGCCACACCCAATCGCGCTGGGTGACACGTTTACCATCACGCCGGGTTGTGACAAGCGCGTGCAGACGTGCGTCGCCAAATACAACAATGTCGTCAATTTTCGCGGCGAGCCATTCGTCCCTGGTCAAGACGCAGCACTCGCGTATCCCAACTCGCGGTGACGTGATGGCTGCGACTCGTGAGCAGATCGTACAGCTGGCGCGCAGCTGTCTCGGCACGCCGTTTCGTCATCAAGGGCGCGTACCAGGGCGCGGCTTGGATTGCGTCGGGCTGGTCATCTATCTGTCGAACGAGCTGCAACTGAGCGCTGATCACTACGACTTCACTGCTTACCCGCGCTTTCCATCACAGCAGTCAGTGCAAGCTGAGCTGACTGAACATCTGGCGCGGGTAACGTTCGACGACGCGCAGCATGGCGACGTAGTACTGGTCGCAGACGATGGCAATCACAGTTGCCATGTCGGTATTTTGGCGCGCGATGCTGAGGGCAATGATCGTTTGATTCACGCTGCGGCGCGAGCACGCGCTGTCGTCGAGCAGCATATTGATCGCGCGCTGCGCCGCAAGATGCGTGCAATCTTTCGCTTTCGCATGATCACGGAGCAATGAGCCATTATGAATCTAATCGTCGTGATTTTGCTCGTCTTGCTGCTGCTCGGTGCGTTGCCGACTTGGCCGTACAGCGCGCAGTGGGGTTATTATCCAGTAAGCGGTATTGGAGTGGTGCTGGTAATACTGCTGATTTTGATTCTGCTGCGCGTGATCTAACCGAATGGCGCAAATCGTTCTCACGCTTGGCGGTGCTGCCATTGGCAGCGCTGGCGGCCCAGTTGGAATGCAAGCCGGCGCGGTGGTCGGAGCTATCGCGGGTAAATTTATTGACGCGCTGTGGATGTCTGATCCACATACGCGCCAGCCAAGCGTGCTCGATACCAGCGTGCAAGCTGCCAGCTATGGCAAGCCGATCACGAATGCGTACGGGACGATGCGACTGACCGGCGAGTTGATTTGGAGCGGCGGGATTCTCGCGCATACGACGACGACGACTGGCTCTGCTGGCTTCGGCACTGGCATGGAGGTCGACACGACGACCTACACTGGCAGCTTTGCTGTCGGGATATGCGCGGGGCCGATTAGTGGCATTCGACGACTGTGGGCAGACAAGAAGCTCTTGGTTAACTTCGCGCGTGGCAGTTACATTTATCATCTGCGCGGCGGGACGCTGCATATCTATCACGGCGACGAGAATCAGATGCCGCCAGCCGCGATGCAAGAATCGCGTGGCGTCGAGAATGTACCGGGCTTTCGCGGGCTTGCCATCGTGCTGATTCGCAATATGACGCTGACGGATTTCGCCAATCATATTCCACAAATCGAGGCTGAAGTCGTCGTGCCAGCTGGTACGCCAGCGCCACAAAGCGCGCTCGTCGTGCAGAACATGCCACGGCGCAAAGGCTTCGTCGCGGATATGCTCGACGCTGCGCGCCATGTCTACTGGTCAGTCGCGAATTCGTCGCCGCCAACATTTGGCTTAGCCAAAGTGGACGGACTGACGGGGACTATCGTCGCCAATAACCCGCTTATTCCCGTCGACACGAATATGGACGGGCAGGGTATGTACTCACTGGGAACCAACGGCGACGTTTATGTAAATAGTTACATAGTTGATTCTATACCCGGCAGCGCATATCGCGCGATTTATTATCGAGTTGACCAGAACACGTTGCAGATAAAAGCTGCGACTACCAGTGCGCATCCGGTCTGGCTTCCCGGCTTTGCGCGCAATCGTTATGGCTTCATCATCACGTCTGATCCGGGTCTCGGCGCTGCGGATTCTAACCCATTCGTCAACGTGATCGACGAATCGACGCTGGCAGTAGTCGTCGCGTCGACGCCGATGCCAGGGCGCGGCATGGCTGATATGGATGCGTCATACAACGTCTGGTATTTCGCGCAGCTCGACGATGGCAGCAGCGCGACTGGGCCAGCGATGATCTATCAGTACACTTTCACGCTCGCACCAGTTGGCAGCGGCAGTTCACAGCCGCTTGGTCAGACGCTAGTCGAAGTGGGCTCGTGGGACGTCACGTCAGCATTCACGCAAGCGCCGCAAATTCACCCGCCCGGCAATGGCATGGCGTGCATGTTTTTGCCTGATCAAAACGCGCTGCTGCTGTCAGTCGATGGCAAGACACTGGTCAAGTGGGACATCGCCACTCACAGCGTAACTGGCGCAGAAAATGATTTTGGTCATAACGGCGTGTTCTGGGGCTTGGTCGGAAGTAATGGCACTTGGCAACAAGGCGAGACGTCTGGTCAAGTCGCGTTTCCACGAGGACTCGGCGCGATCATCGTCGACACAGTTGGCTGGGAGCTGGTGCAAGACGTGACGTATGCGTCGTATATCGCGCTGAGCGGCATGAGTGGGGATGGCGTGCAGTACGACGAGGGCAACGGCTGGCTGTATGTCACGCTGACTGGCGGCTCTAGCATCATGCAAGATGGCTTCGCGCGACTCGATCTGGCGCGCGTCGATCCAAGCTATACCACGCTTGGCGCAGTCGTCTCAGACGTCTGCGAGCGCGCTGGCTATGACAGCTCTGAGCTTGACGTCTCGCAGCTCACTGACCAAGTGCGCGGCTATGCGATTGCCCGCCCGACTGATGCAACTGCGTGTCTGACGCCACTGCAAGACGGCTATTTCTTTGACGCAGTTGAGTCAGATGGCAAGCTGAAATTTATCAAGCGTGGCGCTGCGCCAAGCGTCACTGTGACCAAAGATCAGATGGGCGCGTATGAGTCGACCAGCGAGCGCCCTGACCCACTCGAAATTGGCGACGCGCCGCCCGAAGACTTACCGCTGCTGGTTGAAGTCAGCTACATCGATGAAGGGTTGTCGTATGACCGCGGCTTGCAGCTGAGTCGCCGGATCGCCAGTAACGGCATCGTGCTGCCAACGCCGAGCAGAACCAAGCGCCCAGTCGACTTGCCAGTGGTCTTTCTGCCAGCTGAAGCCAAAGCGATTGCTGACACGACGCTGGTTAGCGACTGGTACAGTCGCCAGAATTACAAATTCAGTCTCTCGCGTCAGTATCTCGCGCTCGACCCGAGCGACGTCATCGAAGTGAACAAAGACGGCGTCAACTACCCGATGCGCGTGACGCAGACAGATATCGGAGCCAACGGGCTGATTCAAGTGCAAGCGCTGGCAGACGAGCCACGCATTTATACGCCGAATGTGATTGGCATCAACGCGACTGGGCGTGGCGACTATGGCGATAGCGGCATTCTGACATCAGTCGACACGCAGCCAATCTCACCGAGTATGCTGGAGCTGTTCGACACGCCAGCGCTCAACGACAACGACGCGCGCAGCGCTGGCTTTTACATGGTCGGCGGGCCGACGCTGCCGGATCGCGCGTGGAACGGCGAATGGGTGCTGCGCTCGATTGATGGCGGCGCGTCATTCGAGCCATTCGACAGCATCGAGTCGTCAGCTGCGATTGGCTTCGCGACGACCGTCTTGCCAGTGCCGAGCGCGTGGGCGACGTGGGACACGACTTCGAGCGTGACAGTCAGCATGATCACTGGAGCTGACCAGCTCGTCAGTGCATCGAACGAGCTGGCTGTGCTGAACGGCGCGAATCTGGCGCTGCTTGGCGGCGAGCTGGTGCAATTCTCGACTGTCGTCGCGAATACTGACGGGACGTATACACTTGGCGGCGGGATGACGCGCGCTCGTCGTGGCACTGACCCTTGGCTCGCAACGCACGCAGTTGGAGAGTTATTCGTGCTGCTCGACGCGAGTCTGGTGGTTTCGATTACTGAAGATACAGGCGCGATTGGCTTACTGCGCCAATATGAAGGCGCGACGTTTGGCGACACTGTGCCGACTGCTGGTCCGACTGCATTTGCTGAGCAGGGCAATCGACTCAAACCATACGCTGTTGGGCATATCACTGGGACTCGCGACGGCAGCGCGAATCTGGCGGTCAACTGGATTCGTCGCACCCGCAGCGGCGGCGATAATTCGTGGCAGGATGGCGTCGTCGAAGTCCCGCTAGCTGAAACCAGCGAGAGCTATAGCGTCGATATCGTTGATGGCAGTGGCGTGGTCAAGCGCACGCTCAGCGCGACGACGACGACTGTCAGCTACACAGCAGCGCAGCAGACGACAGACTTTGGCTCAGCGCAGAGCGCAGTCAGCGTGCGCATCTATCAAATCAGCAGCCTGGTCGGGCGCGGCTTCGCAGCCAGCGCGACAGTATAGGAAAGAGTTATGAGCGGGACCCCGAATCTCAGTCTAGGCCATCTGCTCGCGAGCCAGAGCCAGAAAGACGTCACGGTCAACCAGTCGCTCGATGGCTTAGACCAGGCAGTGGCAGGCACGACGAGTCTCGACGTCAGCGCTGGTGGGACATTCACGCTGACGTCAGCGCAGTGGCTCAATCTGCGCTTGCTGCTGACGGGCACGCCGAGCGCCACTGTGACCATTCGTCTGCCAATCAACAAGAAAAGTTACATCGTCGACAATCACTGCGGCCAGACTGCGACAGTTGGCTATACCAGTGGGACGACCGTCAACGTCAGCGCGAGCACGATGGCGTGGCTTTATTTCGACGGGACCAATGCGTTGCTGCTGAACACAGCTGGCAGCGGTGGTGTTAGCTCGTTCAATACCCGCACTGGCGCTGTCACGCTGACCAGTGGCGACGTCACTGGAGCTGGCGGGGCGCTGCTCGCGTCGCCCACTTTTACTGGCACGCCAGCTGCGCCGACTGCGACAGCTGGCACAAACACGACGCAAGTGGCGACAACAGCTTATGTCACAGCAGCGATTGCAGCGCTGAGTGGCAGCGGACCGTATGACGTTGGCGTCTATTTGTCGGGGACGTATACCAATAGCCAGATTATCGGTGAGTATATATTTCCACGCACCGTAAACTTTCCAGCCAGCATGACCGGCAGTTACGCGCAAGCTGATACTGCGTCAAGTGGAACAGTCAGCTGCACAGTGACCAAGAACGGCACCAGCATTGGGACGGTTCAGTTTGCAGCCAGCGCTTCTGGCACATTCGTCAGTTTCAGCGCGACCACGTTTAACGCGAGCGACTTGCTGAAAATTACTGCGCCGAGTGCAGCAGACGCAGCGCTCGCTGGCGTGAAAATAACACTGGTGGGCACGCGCTAGAAAATAACATGGCAGTCGAATTACGAGCACCGACCGCGTGGGCCGGTGGAGCACAAAGCGGGACAGTCGCCAAACCAGCAGCATTGCAGACTGGCGATATGCTCGTCATCTGCGTGACGAGCGACGGGACAGCGACGATAACGGGGCCGAGCGGCTTCACGCAAGCAGTGCAAGGACACAGCACGAGCGGTACTGGCTCGACGCTCGCAGTATTCTACAAGACAGCGGGCAGTAGTGAGCCAAGCTCGTACACTTGCACCAGCAGCGACAGCTTCGCCAACATCGCAGCGTTTCCACTCTTCGAGCCGTCTGGCGCGTCAGTGATCTACGATACTGGCGCGACAGCGTTCACGCCGTCGACGACGACGATCACGTCGCCCAGCATCACGCCGAATGCTGGTGCGGATCCGTGGGAGCGGATTCTGTGTTTTTTCTTCAATCGCACTACGGGGCCAATCGTCACGCCGCAGAACTACGGGACTTATCTCGGCAATGATTCGCACTTTTCTGGCAGCACGGCGGCGCTCTCATTCTGCTGCAAGAAAGGCGTCGCGAGTGCAACGCCGAGTGCGACGTCGAATATGAGCGATAACATGCTGGCAGCACAGGTCGCGTTCTGCGCGTCGTCTGCGTCGACTGGCGCGGGACGCATGATGTCGCGCGGCGTGGTCTATAACCTCAATGGCGCGACGAGCGTCAAATTGCTGAGCGACGTCGCGGATCACGACTTGATGATCGCGCTCGCGTTCAATAATGGTCCGGTCGCCATTACCAGTCCGAGTGGCTGGACAGACCGCGCGTCGAGCATTGCCGTCAATGGCGTGTCGAGTCGAGTGAGCACGCGACCAGCGAGCGGCGACGCAGCTGCGACGTATAATTGGACGAATGGCGGCGGCAATCAGCAGACGATTATCGGCGTGTTCTTCAATCAAGACTCTGCGACAGCTGGTCCGGCGTTCGACGTCGCAGCAGTGCAAAACAACGCAGCGTCGACGTCACAAGCGACGCCGACCGTGACGACGACTCACGCCAACGATATCGTGCTGTCGTTGTTCACCTCGACGCAAACGCCGAGCGGACCTCGAGCCAGCTCAGACAGCTGGCTGACTGATACACTGGCGCTGAATTGCACGAGCAACTTCGGCCAAGCGTCGACTGGCGTCGCGCCGCAGTCTGGCGCGTCGTTCGCACTGCAAGCAGTAGCCGGAGCGTCGACAGCGAAGACTTTCACGTTATCGAGCGCTGCGAATATCTGCGCGCAAGTTGCCATCGTTAACGGTGGGGCGACAGCGACAGTCGCCAAGCAGCCGACGATAGTCGTCGCGAGTGCATAGAGGGGCGGGGATTGAGTCAGATGAAAGCGAGACTGTTAGTCGCGAGCGTGATCGCGCTGCTGCTCGTGCGAGCACTGCCAGTGCGAGCGCAGACAGTTGGCCCACCAGGTGGTAGCGGCGGTAGTGGCGCTGGTGGCGGCAGCGTGACCAGCATCACGACGAGCACTGGCTTGACTGGCGGGACTATTACCACGAGTGGCGTCATCGGGCTGGCGACGCCAGTCGCGATAGCTAATGGCGGGCTTGGCAATACGCTGGCGCCGAGCGCTGGACAAATCGCTGTCGCGCAGTCGTCGACTCTGATTCAGCCAGTCACGCTCTCTGGCGACGCCACGCTGAGCAGCGCTGGCGCGCTGATAGTCGGCAGCGTGAATGGCGTCACGCCTGGTGCATTGTTTCCATTAAATGTCGGTAGCGGACTGGCTGCCAGTCTCGGCAATCTGAATCTCGCGCTGTCGGGTGGCGGCTGCACTGCTGGTCAGTTCGTGCAAGCGATCAACGCCAGTGGCGCTGCGACTTGCGCGACGCCGGGTGGTGGGACTGGCTTTCCCGGCGGTTCGCCGCCACAGCTGGCTGGCTTCTCGGCGCTGAATACGTCTGAAGCTGAAACGCTCTCGGGCGACGCGACGCTGAGCCGTGCTGGCTCGAATTCATACGCGATTGCAGTCAGCAAGACCAATGGCTCTGCGTTTACTGCACTCGCAACAGCCAGCATTCCGTTGAGCATTGCGAATGGCGGGCGCGGCGCGAGCACAGCGCCGACAGCGGGGCAGCTCGAGGTCGCGCAGTCAGCCAGCGCGTTTGCGCCAGTCACGCTCTCTGGCGATTGCAGCATAACCAGCGCTGGTGTGATTACGTGCAGCAAGACCAATGGCACTGCGTTTACGACGCTGGCGACAGCGACAGTGCCAGTGAGTGTCGCCAATGGAGGCAATGGCACGAGCACAGCGCCGAGCGCTGGACAGCTGCCAATCGCGCAGTCAGCGACCAGCTACGCGCCACAAACTCTGTCGGGTGACGCGAGCGTCACGAGCACTGGCGTCGTGACTGTCCTCAAGACGAATGGCAGTGCGTTTACTGCGCTGGCAACAGCCAGTTTGCCGTTGAGCATCGCGAATGGTGGGCGCGGCGCGAGCACAGCGCCGACAGCGGGGCAGCTCGACGTCGCGCAATCAGCCAGCGCGTTTGCACCAGTCACGCTCTCTGGCGATTGCACGATAACCAGCGCTGGTGCGATTACGTGCAGCAAAACCAATGGCACTGCGTTTACTGCGCTGGCGACAGCGACAGTGCCAGTGAGTGTCGCCAATGGCGGCAATGGGACGAGCACAGCGCCGAGCGCTGGACAGCTGCCAATCGCGCAGTCAGCGACCAGCTACGCGCCACAAACTCTGTCGGGTGACGCGAGCGTCACTAACGCTGGCGTCGTGACAGTGAGCAAGACTAGCGGGACAGCGTTCGGCGCGCTGGCGACGCTCAACGTGGGTACTGGCTTGGTTTCGAGCACCGGCAATCTGAATCTTAATATCACTGGTGGCGGCTGTACGCCTGGCAATTTCGTGTCGAGCATCACTGGCGCTGGCATAGCGACTTGCGCGACGCCGAGCGCTGGCGCACCGGCAACCAATCCAGCCGGTGGGCAGAACAACTACGCCCCGATCAATATGCCAGTGCTGACGACTGCGAGCAGTGGCCCCACGCTGACGCTCAATGGCGGCTCGTTTTTGCCGGTCATGTATCTTGGCTCGTCGACGCAACCGTGGGGTGCAGTCGAGTCGACTGTTGCTGGCGCAGCGGATCTATCTGGCGGCGCGCATTACAATGGCTCAGCGTTTATCGCTGACGCCACGTCAGCTGAGATTTTGCGGCTGACCACTAATGGTTTCAACTTCTTTCAGAATGCCAGTTTGACTGCTGGCGTCAGCTTCGGCCCGACGCTGGTTGGTACGCTCGACTCGACTGGCATCAATCTGCCAACTGGCGCGACTTACAAAATCAATGGCGTGGCGCTGAGCGGCGGGCTGACCAGCATCGTTGCTGGCACTGGCTTGACGGGCGGGACTATCACGACGAGTGGCGGGACTATCGCGCTGGCGACGCCAGTCTCGATTGCCAACGGCGGAAGTGGTTCGACGACTGCGCCGAGCATCGGCCAACTTGAGGTCGCCAGTTCTGCCACGGCGTTTACGCCAGTGACGATGAGCGGCGACGCGACGCTGACCAGTGCTGGCGTGATCACTGTGACCAAACTCAACAATGTCAGTCCGGGCGCGCTCTATGCGCTCAACGTGGGCAGCGGACTGGCGTCTGCGACTGGCAACTTAAATCTCGCGTTGTCGGGTGGCGGCTGCACGGGCGGTCAATTCGTGCAGACGATTTCCGCGGCTGGCGCAGCGACTTGCGCGTCGCCGCCCGCAGGAGGGAACAGCTATCCAAGCGGCTCGCCGCCGCAGTTTGGTGGTTTCTCAGCAGTCAATACAGCTGAAGCTGAGACGCTTTCCGGCGATGCGACTTTGACGCGAGCTGGAGCTAACTCTTACAGCATCGCAGTAACCAAGACGGGCGGGACCAGTTTCAGCGCGCTGGCGACTGCCAGCATTCCACTCTCTGTGGCGAACGGCGGCGAGGGCACGAGCACTGCGCCGAGCGCTGGGCAATTTCGCGTCGCAGCGTCAGCTACCAGTGTCCCGCCGGTCACTATGTCTGGCGACTGTCTATTGTCGTCGACTGGAGCAATTACTTGCACTAAGACGAATGGCGCTGCGTTTGGTACGCTGGCGACTGCGGCGACGCCACTCGCGATCAGTAATGGCGGCACTGGCAATACTACTGCGCCCACTGCTGGGCAACTATTAATCGCAACATCTGCCAGCGCTTATGCACCTGCGACGATGTCTGGCGACGCGACTATAAATAGTACTGGGGTGATCACAGTCGCCAAAGTCTCTGGTCAAGCAGGGCCATTTGCAGTGCAAACCAACGTAGTTGGCGGGCAGAACAACTACGCTGCGATAAACAATCCGGCTTTCACCGGGGCTATTCTTAACGTCACCGGAACGATAAGCGACAGCTCTGGCATACTCGACCTTCGGGACTCGACTAATACACAAGACTCGGTGTTTCTTTCCAATGCCTCGGGCATCCGTCATTGGGCTCTACAAGAAACCATCGGGGCCAGTGGCGCACTCGCCCAAATTGTTATCAAAAATATGTTCAACACTCTTACGCCGTTTAATATCCAGACTAATGCTTATGATAACGAAGTTAGTATTAACAGCGGTGGGTTGCAGATCAGCGTTAACGGGGCGACGACTTCCGGCCGGCTCGTACTGTATGGCAAGACCAGCGGCTACGAGGCCATTCGCGTCCCGGATGTCACTCCCGGAGGCGATTTGGTTCTGCCGGCTACGGCCGGAGCAAACGGTAGTCCTCTAGTAACTGACGGATCGGGTAATACTTCGTGGGGTGGCAGTATCACACTAACTGATACGACGAACAGTGCCGTATATTTCGGCTCAAAGACTTCTCCAGTCGGCGCGCTAACCGCGAATGGCGGTAATATCGATATGGTAGACGGGGCATATTGGAATGGTGCTTGGACAGCGACGGCGGCTACTGCCAGTATTATTGTAACGTCTGGTAATACAGTAGCTTTCTACGGTAATAGCGGCCTGACTGCCGGAAGTTCTTATTCTCCGACCGTACAAGGCTCGGTTAATCCAACCGGATTTAATTTCCAGAATAGCGGTCATATCGGGTGTACGGGTGGCGTCCCGACCGCTTCTTCAGGAGCGCTGAATGGTTGCGACGGTTGGGGGTATATCGGCGGCGTCACGACGCCGGTTACTCTGACGTTTTCACATGCCTTTTCCAACAACGTTATGTGCAACGTCAATGGCGCCGGCCAGGCGGCGCTGTGGTACGTTGCAAATCAGAGCACTAGTTCGATCCAGTTTGTTTGCGTCCAACCTTCCACTGGTGCTGCCTGCACAGGGACCATAAACGTGACTTATCACTGTTTTTCGACAGGGGCGCCATGAGAAAACTAATAATCATACTAATCTTGGCTGTCGCGACTGGCGTCTATGCGCAACAACAATCGACGCCAGTGGCGACGCCATCTATCGAGAGCCAGCTGCAAGAAGTTGGCTGCAAAGCTGAACGCCAGGCTGCTGCGGCGACCATCGTCGAGCTGCAAAAGCAACTGGCGCAACTGCGCGACCAGCTAACTGCTGCGCAGCAGTCCAATAGTAAGTCGAATGAGAAGGGCAAAAAATGAAAAGACTGGCTCTGCTGGCGCTGGTGCTCGTCGTCGTAGTCACTGCCAGTCGCGCGCTCGCGCAGAATAGTGTGCCAGTGATCGGCTCTGCTACAGCAGAAGGCGCGCATCGGTACAATGGATTGACGTTGTTCACAGTCTCAGTTAACTGGGCAACTGCGTCGACGCCACGCTATTTGATGGTCTTTGACTCGACGACCCTGCCGACCAATGGCTCAACGACTTCGTGCTCGGCCGGTTATATGAATGGCTGTCTGCGCTGGTGCGGCTTTATGCCGAATTCGACGCTCGCGCCAGCCATGCAAAGCTATGACTGGACAGTGCACCCGTTGCCAACCATGTTTGGCGTCGCGCTGGCAGTCTCGACTGGCACGAGCTGCGGCACGCTGACGATTGATGGCAACAATGATTATTTTTATGCGCAAGTCAAATAGTCAGTGAGTATTCGAGCCGAGTCAGCGCCAGCGCGCTGCGTCATGACTGCTGGTTAATTCGCTGAGGAGAAAACGGTCCCCCCGGCCCTAAGCGTGGTTGAAGCCAGCAGCGCAAAGCCAGCGCAAACTGCGCGCGAAACTCGGCTCGATTTAATTTTTTTGACAGTTTGTGCTTTGTCCCTTGACAACTCGTCAGGTCGTTTGGTACTAGCAAACGCTGCAGGCGTCACCGCAAATCTTAGAGACTGTTTGCTCAGCTACGGCAGTCTGGGAGGCTACAAGGCAGCAATCCGCTATGGCCTATTCAAGCGAGCGCGTCGCACGCGCAATCGACATTCTCGATAGACTGACCAGAATAATTCAGTTGCACCAGGGCTTCGTTCAAGCGGGCCGCTGGAATCTGGCGTGGGAAGTCCCGATACAAATTGACTCGTTATTAAGCGAGTGGCGCGACTTGAACGGGGCTGTGACTGACCCGCCAAGCGTGTCGCTTGACACACTATTTGAGCGACCGCGCGCCATCAAAGAATTGAATGATCTCGCGCAAGACGACTTACGCAGCAGAGCCAAAGTAGTCAACGCGCTGCTGGGCTTGAAAACCAAGCCAGAGCGTGCAGCTGCTCGCGCCGCGCCCAAGCCACAGGACCCGCTCGACTTTGCAGGAGCACTCAAATTCTTAAACTGCGCAGAGCACTGGTTGAAACACAATCAAGCGACAGTGGGCGGACTCAAACAAGGGCAGCGCTGGGTCTTTCCAGTCTTCAAGCTGCGCGAATATCTAGCTCAGACCAAGTAAGACCGCCTGTCTGTCGCTTAGTCTGCTTTTGGTTTATAATGCTCGTCGAGGTGTACGAGCAATGAAGCAGAAAGATAAAACTAAAGCTCTGGCTGGTCGCATTGGCGGCCGTGTCGGTGGTAAGTCGCGCTCAGCAGCCAAGCTGCGCGCAGTGCGTGAGAATGGCAAGAGGGGTGGACGGCCACAAAAGGAGCGACGCTGATGGGACGCACGCATGGCTCGATTGGCTGTGTCTATCAGAAGAAGAAACAGGGGCAGTACTATGCGACGTACCAGCTGAAGCGTAAGCGCGTCACGCGAGCGACTGGCAAACTCAACAAGCCAGCTGCAGAAAAGATTCTGGAAAAGCTGATCGGCGAGCATCAAGCGCGCATGGCGCAAGGGTCAGCGGGCTATGATCCGAAGTTTGAAGAGATGTATGACCGGCTGCGCGACTTCTATCGCAACAACGACCGGCGCAGCATTCGCATGCTCGACATACGTTACAACCATTTGGAACCGTTCTTTCGCGGACTGCGCGCGTCGCAGTTTGGTGCCAGGCTCAGGAGTTATCGCACGCTGCGACTCAGCCAAGTCTCGCCTAAGACCAAGCGCAAGTATTCGCTGGCGACAGTCAAGCTGGAGCTGGCTGCGCTGCGCTTTGCGATGGTGCTCTCTGGCGTGCCGCTGCCGCACTTCGAGCGAATCCAGCTGAACAATGCGCGTCAGCAAAGCTACAGTCGCGCTGACTTAGAGCGCGTGCTAGTGGCGCTGCCAGAGTATCTGCGTCGACTGGTTGTCTGCTATTACATCACTGGCTGGCGTCTCGAAGAGCTGCTGTCGCGTCAGTGGCCGGATATTGACGTTTACAACGCTCGACTGTGGCTCGACGCAGCGAGCTGCAAGACCAATGATCCACGCTTCTGGCCGCTGCGCCCCGACAGCTGGCTGACAGAGACGCTGCGCGAGCAACGCGCTTTCGTCACGCGCATCGAGCACGAGCGCGAGATCAAGATTGCGTGGATATTCTGTCGGGACGACGGCACGCGCATACGCTGGTTTCCATATCCACTCTGGCGCAAAGTCGTGGCGTCAGTCGGGCTGGCTGGTTCTTACATTCACGACTTTCGACGCAGCGCGTCGAGCAATTCCACGCGCGTGCGCCATACGAATGAGAAAGTCGCGATGCAGCTGATCGGCCATAAGTCAGTGACTCAGCACCAGAAGTACCAGCAGCCGAATCGCGACGATATTGACGATTTCGCTGACCAGCTCGACGAAGTGCACAAGCGCGACGCAGCAGCGCTGCTGCGCCAAAATCAGCATCTAGAGGATTTCGCTTGCTCCCAAGGACAGCTTGGTGCTACCAGTATGCTACCAAAGCATGATTTGGAGCGTCGCTGAGCGCACTGATCATGGCGTGACAAGATGAAATTGTGCTTGATTTCATTACGTTTTTTGGCTGCCGGGAGCGGGAGTCGAACCCGCACGAAGCTTGCGCTTCAGAGAATTTTAAGTTCTCAAGAGCCACTTCCTGTTCAGGCGCGAATCAACACGAAACAACGTAAACGTGCGTATTCATTAGTTAATTCGCGCCCGAACAAAACAGCGTCGGCACTCAAAACTGCTATAGTTAGCTACGTTGGTGCTACCAGTATGCTACCACGGTTAGCATACTTCGAGCTGCACCAGCGCTTTTGGTCAGCGTTGCGCGAGCTTGGCTCAGACGTGCAGTCGCGCTTGATTTCCCAGGTCAAGCGTCAGCGTGGAGTTGCGATCTACGCTTCGACGTCAGTCATAGTTCGGTCTGGCTGAGACGCGCCGAGCGGCTTGCTGTCATCCCCCGGCAGCAAGCCGTGTTTCTTTTCTGGTGGGGAATGTCCTCCGTCAAATGGGTTTCTTGATGGAGCTATACGAGCAGATGTTGGCTGAACGTAAACACGACGATTCGGCGACGCGCCGCCGCGTGTCGCTTAGTCAGGGGAGGAGGGTCGCAGCGGCAGCGAAGATTGCTGCTCGTAACTCCCAGCAGTCAAGCGCACTGCTGCGACCCGTCCGTGGGGGAATCGATCTATCGCTGCCACGCGGCGACCAAGAGCACGACGATGACGATCCGGACGAATGGCTTTGAACCATGTCAGCTCATCGCTGCGCTGTTCACCGCTGCGCGGCTCTGCGCTAGTCATCGCTCTGCGGCTCACGTCTGTGCCCCGCTCGGCAATGCAACGCAACGTCTCGAAGACCATGTGACATTAAGCATAGCAACTGGTTGGGGAGGTAACAGACCAGATGATTGACTGCGTGACGCGACAGGAGCGACTGCGCTTTCTGCAAGGCGCATTCTTTGGCGCGAGTCTCAGCATGTGCGGCCACAGCAAGAGCGAAATTGCTGATCGCTTCGCCCATATTGGCGAAGCCTGGGGCATCTCGCGCTCTGAGTTTGAAGCGAGCTTCGACGAGATGCTGGCGCAGCTCGACGCAGTTGAACGCGAGCAGTTGATGCACTGAGCGCCATCATGAGCTTTGCAGCATATAACTGGGGACTAGAGCAGACAGCTGGCACCACTCACGCCAAATCGATTTTGTTGGCGCTGTGCAACTGCGCCAATCCAGACGGCGACTGCTGGCCGTCACAAAGCACGTTGGCCAAGCAGTACGAGATGTCACGGCGCACAGTGATTCGCGTCCTCCAGCGACTCGAAGCCAGAGGCATGATCAAGCGTCAGCGCAATCGCGAGCTATGTGGGCGCTTTCTGCGTAACAGTTATCGCGTGTTGTACAACAGCGATACTCTGTCTGCGCCATGTGACAATGTGTCACTGCCCGTTCCGCCGCCATGTGCCACTCGCGACACGCAGCCATGTGCCACTCGTGACGCTGCTTCTATAGATCGATCCATCAGAAAGAAAACCGTCAAAGAATCTGATCCATCACTGGTGCACGAACGGCTTCAGCCAAGTGTCAGACGCCAGCCAGCAGCCAAAGCGCAGACTTGGCCGGCGGATCTACAGCTGACAGCCAGCATGGTTGAATACGCAGAGCGCCACGGCGTCGACGCTGAACGCGAATTCGCAGCGTGGCGCGACTACTGCCAAGCGCACCAATCGCGTTATTGCAACTGGGAAGCAGCGTGGCGGATGCGCATTGGCAACTTCGAGCGCTTTGGCAATCCAGCCAATCGACGCCAAGTGCCAGCAACGTCGAGTGACAATCTGTTTGCCAACTATAAAATTCCGGAGCAATACACTTTCGCGCCTGGCATACGCGACGGCATGAAACTCTTGAGCGAATTGGAAACTAAAGAGCGCGCGGCCAAGCAAGCAGCCGGAGATTCCGGATGGATATAAAAGCTACTACGCAAATTTTGATGCGCATCAAAGCGCTCTGGCAAGACCAGTACATTGACCCGCTGATCTTCAAAGCTTGGCATGAAGAGCTGGCGCAGCTCGACGCTGAAGAAACTCTGCAAGCCATTCGTGAGCGCATCCAAGCTGGCATGGCTCGACCCTCATGCGCAGAGCTATATCGCGAAGCGTCAGCCATTCGCGAGCAACGACTGAGCGTCGAGCGCGAGCGTCGGCCAAAGGTCGAGTACCAGCAAAGCGCAGCAGAGCGCGAGCGAAACCTCGAGCGCTTTCAGGAGATTTTGGCCCGACTCAAACGCGGGATTCGCTCAGTCGATTAGAGCAGGGGAGGCTCTTATGACAACTGTCGCTATGATTCTCAGTTTTCTGCTGGTCAGTGTTGCTGCCAACGCGCAGGAACTACTGCCGCCTCATGCAACGTTACCAAGTGGCGAAAGTTGCGCAGCCAAAGTCAGTGCGCGACCAGAGATTCGCCCGCAGAACAGACTCTACAATCTCACTGTGCCCACAGCGACAGAGCTGGCCCCATTTTATAGCAAGCCACTGCAATTCAATGGGCCACCTGCTTCAGATTTCTTTCGGGTCGATGGCAATTTCAAAGGCACGACCGACGAGATTATCCAATGGGCAGCGTGCAAATGGGGCATGGATGTCACTCAGCTACGCGCTCAAGGGTGGGCTGAAAGTGGATGGAATCAAGCAGTAAAAGGTGACGACGAATTTGAGCACTCACAATGCACTGGTGGCAATGGCTTCGATGCGTGGCAGCCAAGTGGCTATTGCTACACTAGTTATTCTGCGATTCAAATAAAATGCACGAATTACAATGCCTGCCCGATGGCATACGAAAGCACGCCTTTCGCTTTCGACTTTCGCGGCGCGTACTGGCGCGCGTGCATGGAAGGCCATATCAAGTATTACGCTGACTCAAAACCAGAGCCCGGCTATCCGACTTACCCGAATGGCACTGCGCAGCAAATGTCAGATGGTTGCATGGGCTCGTGGTATTCAGGCAACTGGTACGACAGCAGCGCGCTGCCCTACATTGATCGCGTGCATGGCTACATGCAGAGCAAGCCGTGGCAGCCGCCGTTTCGCTTTACAGCGCCAGCGCAAAATCAGACTGTCTCAGGTAACGTCACTGTCAAGATTGTCTGGCCCAACACGCCAGGGCAATGCTTTTATGCGTGTCTCGACAGTGACATGGGCTTTGTCACATGCGTTCCCGGTCAGGGTCCGTGGACCTGGAACACTACTTCGCGCGTCCCAAATGGCTCACACATTCTGACGGCTCGCGCTTATACCTGTGGCATGCCGATTCCTGCTGGTAATGATTTACCGATTGGCTGGCCGGACGCCAATCTCACAGTCAACGTACAGAACAGTGCTGCGAGTGTGACAAAAGTCAGTGCGCACAAGCGCAAGCGCTTCGAGCCGCACCAGCAGCAGCAACGGCGCTGGAAGTCGTGAGCCATGAAATACAGAATTCGAGTGCATCAAGTCCCGCCCGATGCCCCGTCGACAACCAGCTGGTTCACACTTGATGGCGTCGTGCGTGAGTTTGCCAGCGAGTCAGAGGCGCAGATTGAAGCGCAGCGCTTGACGCGCGACGCGCAGTCACTCGACGTCTGGTATATCGCTGTCGCAGTACCCGACGGCTGATGACGACAGAGCGGCGCACTGTGTTGGAATGGGGCGAAGACTTTCATCGCGAGTGGGACGAGCTGATAACCAAACTTAAAACCAACAATTCCACTGGAGGATCAATGAGTGATCGCCAAACGACCGTCATTCGAGTTAAGTACCGAGACACAAGAGATTATCGAGCGTTTAGAGCGCGCCAGCATCACTGAGCTGATCACTTATCGCCAGCTGCTCGACTTGACTGGCTTTCAAGACGTCGAGCAGATGCGTCCGTACTTGCGCACTGCGCGTCGCCAGCTCTGGCAACGTCACGTCTATACCAGAATCGAGCACAAACAGGGCGTGCTGCGCGTCGACGGTGACGGCGCAGTCGACTGCACGTCGCGTCGTGAAGAGTCGCTGACGCGCCAGCGTCGTCGCTTGCAGCGCGATTGGGAAGCGATCATTAACGCCACTGCTGAAAAGGCTGCGCTCAAAACGAAAAGCGTGGTCAAGCACGAAATGATGAACGCGCTCGAATCGCTTTATCGCAAGCGCAGTTTTACGCCGCCTATCGTCAATGATTTCAAACTGAACCCGCTAAAAGTTTTGCAGCTATTCCAGCGCAAAGCGGGTTAAGAAACTAGGCGCGATGCATCGCTTCGCCACTCTACGCTCGTCGGCGCTAAGCAGCGCAAAGCGACGCACTGCTTCGCTGGTCTACTTGCCGCAACTCAACGCAACGTTTCCCCGCGCGTCATCGCGACGCAAAGCGGCGCTGAGCCACGCGGCGCAGCTCCCGGCAGCGCGCATTGTCGCAGCGCAGCGCCCTGCGCATCAACGCAACGCAACGTCTCGCAAGAAAAGTTTCGCGGCGCAACGCCCCGCGGTTCCGGGCCGCTCCGTGCCTCGCAAGGCGAGTCTGCTCGAAGCCCCGCGAAGCAACTCAACGCAACGTCTCGACAGAAAAGGTTTATCGACGCTACGCCACGCCGCGCGATGCCTCGCTTCGCGCCGCGCAGCGACTCCAGTCGCCGCTTGTCTGCGCATTGCAACGTCTCGAAACAACCAAAATCTTTCGCAAGCTGCGCGTAGCCCCGCTTGGCTCCGCGACTCAACTCAACGCAACGTCTCAAAGAAAAGTTTTCGCAACCGCTCTGCGGCGCGCAGCGTCGCGACGCCATGCCTGGCGATGCCCCGCGTCGCATGTCGGTGCAAGTCGACGCCACTCAACTCAACGCAACGTCTCGAAGAAAAGTTTTCGCTCAGCGCTACTCCGCGCACAGCCTCGCCACGCTTCGCATCGCAGAGCGACGCCCAGCAGCGCACGTCGCAGCTTTGCGGCTCTGGTCACCGCTGCGCGACGCTAAGCAACACAACGCAACGTCTCAAGTAGACCAAACGGGAGGGACCGACAACAATGGCAACCAAAGTTTTTGCAGAGCTGGAAAGCATCGTCACTTATTCGCAGTCACAACAAGTTGATTTGAATTTTCCACGCGAAAGCAACGAGTCAATGAGTCAGTACGAGAATCGATGCTGGCGGCTGCGCTGTCACACTGATGACTCAAGCATCGTCGAGCTGCCAGACAAGTCGCTCGCGCGAGTTGGCAACGTGATCATACCAGGCATGATCTTTCATCGCGTCTTGCTGGAGTCGGTCAAGAGCACTGGCGAAACCATTCCGGGGCGCGGCAAGAAAACTTATCTCGATGCGTTTCGCACTGGCGTCATGGTTGATTCAAATGTGCTTATCGGTATGCAAGGTAAAGAAATTGAGGGCGAGTGGATTTCAGTAGACCCACGCGGTCGTCCAGGTGGGCGCGGAGTGCCAAAGAAATTCCCGAAGTTTCCAGCGTGGAAAGGCACTGTCGAGTTTATGGTCTTCGACGAGATAGTGCTGAACCAATCGAAACGCGGCGTTGCAATCTTCGAAGAAGCACTGGAGCAAGCTGGTCGCTTTGGTATTGGGCGCTGGCGACCAATCAAGTCTGGTGGTCAATATGGGCGCTTTCGCATACTCAATCTTCGTATTGAAAGCGTCGACACGTTAAGTAGTGCAAGCCAGAACCAAGCGCACATGCAATAAATTAGATCGTGCCTGACGAACACAATGGTGAGAGCAAGGGCGGCCAATCAAATTAACGGCCAGATAGACATTAGCGGAACGATAGCGATCAACGGCTCGATCAGCCTCTCGCTGGAACAGCCACCCGCAATCATCCCAATAGTTACAACACGGCTCAACGGGTTCAGCGTTAGAGCGCAAGGAGATAA